GTTTATCTTCTGCGACACCGTGACCTCCTAAGTGTAATGGTTTATCCAAAGCCAGCCCCATCAAGCCCAGCGCAGTCCGCTTGACAGACTCTTCGAGCATGATGAAGCCGACCTTCTCGCCTCTCTGTAGTAGGTCATAGCCAATCTCTCTTACGAGAGCAGACTTACCTACACCTGAGCCAGCAGTGATGGTAGTTAGTTCGCCTTTGCGTAGGCCATGGGTCTTCTTGTTCATGCTAGGGAATGGATAGTCTACGGACTCAACCACTTCATCAACACGAACTGCGTCCCATATATCTTGGCCAGCAACAATGCCATCAGGTCTGTATGTCTTAGCTTCCCAGATAGCATTGAGCAGTTCCTTGACCCGGCCAGACATGAGCATCTCATTAGCGTCTTTGAGGGGGAGACGAGCAACCTTTGCCTTGCCCGGTGTAAGAATAGATGCACAGGCACGAGCGGCTTCTTGGCCGGGTTCGTCCATGTCGAACATGAACACCACGGTCTCATAAGACTCTAGCCACTCAAGTGACTTCTGCACATCTTTCTTTGCGCCTTGTGCGCCATTCTTGACGGACACGACAGGCCACTTGTTGCCCTGCACTTGGGAGACAGACAGTGCATCAATCTCCCCCTCAGTGACGATGACCATCTTGCCACCATCACGCCACAGCCATTGACCATAAAGGCCAAGGTCACGGGATGAACCGTTCCACTGAAATGTCTTATCAGGGAAGCGCATCTTCTGTGCAGTGATGCTGTTGTTCTCCCGGTAGTTTGCTACCTGACAGGTGCGGCCTAAGTAATTGCCAACACGGTAGTCAAACTTAGAGCAAGTCTCCTTGCTTATCCCTCGTTTAGTGAGGGCTTTGATTTCCCCTTTCGTGAATATCGTTTCTTTGATGGCACTCGCCTCTGACGATACAGAGGTGAAGCCAAGGTCTTCGCCAACATATTCTGCTGCTTCCATTGTCTCCGCTTTCTCATAGTAACCACACCCAAAACAATATCCATGCCCGTCAGAGTAGCGGCCCAGATTATCTCTGGAGCCGCACTCAGGGCAGGGTTCATGGCTTACACAAACGGAATCAGACAAATCGTCTGTATTCCTCATACCATTCTCCTACATTAAAAGTTGGACACGCCTTCGCAGACACATCGTTGTGACCAATGACAACTGCGTCAGGGTATTCTGTATTGAGTTCTTCAATCAGTGAACCAAGGCTAGTCCATTGCTCTTCAGTAAAGTTTGTTTCTGGTTCGTTGTCTTCTGACAAACCACCAATCAAACAGATGCCAACTGATTTAGAGTTGTAGCCTCTGGCGTGTGCGCCTACTTCATTCTTCTCACGGCCAGTCTCGACTGTGCCATCCCGTTTAATTACGTAGTGATAACCAATCTTGAGCCAGCCACGTTGCCTGTGCCACCTATCAATAGTGGCCGCATCAGTGTCCATGCTTGGCTTAGTTGCCGCACAATGCACAATGATATACTCAGTGCTGTTTCTAATGTTCATTTAATTAACGATTTAATCGCCTCCATACGCTGAGGTTCTGGTGCCTCATTTATCCATTCGGTAGGGATGCTCTTGTCAGCGTAGTCAAAGCCATATCGGATGCACCACATCCCATAGGAGGTCTTCGACTTGCTGCCTATTTTTGTTTTAGAGTTTGAGAATACAAACCTGATGTCTAACTTCGGGTTCTGTTCCTTAATCAACTTGTGTTTAGTTCTATCTGAACTGAGGAACTGTCCCTTTGCTTCGACTATGATACCGTTAGGTAACACGAAGTCAGGTTTGTATTTACTCGTTGGCTTACGATACTGAACCCAACCCTTAGGCTCGTAATGAAACGAGACACCAAGCTGGGTCAGTTCGTCTGCAATCTTTCTCTCTAAACCACTGCGGAAGCGGTCATCCCTTTTGAACCGATTAGAAGTCCTCTTCATCGTGACTGTCGGTTTCGTTTTGGAATGACGGTTCTTCTTCAGACGAGTTGACTGTATAGCCTTCTGTTTTGTCGAAGCCACTACCACTTCCCTCACCTAATTTTAGAACCTGAACTGCTTTGATGTAGATGGACACACCCACACCTGTCGTTGGGACAAAGTATGGGTTAAGTTCGCCATTAACTTTGATGATGGAACCGCCAAGAATATTGACAGAAGATGGGACACGATTTGTCTCCGCATCAACAACCATCGGTGCATAGTTAGATTTGAACTTGACGGTCACCGTGCCATCATCTTCGACCTTGTAAGGTAAGTTCTCTTTCGGGTTCTTACCTTTAGGAACAAGATTTCGGGCTTCTTCCATAGCCGCTTCGATTTTCTCGATGACAGGTGTAGCATCTTCAGCATCTAACTTGAGGCTCACCTTATAGCCACCGTATTCAGGGTCTTCCTTGGTCAGCCAAGGGTAAGAGGCAACGCCTTTGGGAGTGCGAACCATCTCTAGTTTTTGTTTACTCATTATCATCCTCATGTGGATAGTTATAATCAAGGATGAAACCATAGGTCTCTACGGCTTCAACCATAGTATCTAAGGGGACAGGACTTCCTGTTTCCTCATAGAAATCAATAAGTTCATTCATTAGTGTCTCCATAGTAGGGGACTACCAAACCACTCTGGTGGTCTAATATGGCCCCTATTAATTGCATTAGTGGATAGTTAGGCGAAAAAGAACTCGCTGTTCAGCACAACTTCAATGTCAAGGTCACCCTTACTAGGTATCTCACCAACCTCGTGGTGCTTTTCAGGGGGAAGCATATTCAGCAAATCATTCCTAAAGTCTTCAAGAACATCTCGCTGTTTATACATCTCGACAAAGGCATGACGTAAGCAAGCCCACATCTCTTGAGCATCAGCCGCATGAGTTCCATAACTATCATGCACCATTGCAAAAGAATGGATGCCACACTGCTTCGCTACATCAATAGTAATCATCAAGTGACTACTATCAATCGAGTGAACAAAGTTAGGGGACACCCCGTTTGACTGTCGGTTCTTATCTAGTTGACCTGTCTCACGATATATTCCCGGCCTAAATGTCTCTCCAAGTAGTGTTGTCTTGATACGCCCTAGTTCCATCTTCTGATATGACTGTAAGACTGGGAAGTTTACAGGGGTATCCCATCGGATAGGGAGACCCTCAGATGCAGCAACACGAGCCGCCTTCTGTAGCCATCCCATCGCATCGGTTGCGGCATGAACTACCTCACCAATCGAGTCCCAGATAATACGAGCCAAGAACGTAGCGGCACGGAAGGCATCATCACCGAATGGGTGGTGGTTACCCTTCTCCCTCTGCTCCACAATGTAGTCCATCACAAAGTCAGAGAAAGAATACTGACGCCCACCATAAGGCAACACCATGCAAGGTCTCTTGGTGCAACCACGAGTTACCCCAAACTCTAACCACTGCTGTGCCAGTTCATCATCCAGCGTCCGCAACTTCTCAGTCACACGGTCAGCAACCTTCTGGTAAATATCCTGAGGTTCATCATAAGGTATCAGGTTTACCTCTTTGCCTGTGGTCTCTGACCTCAGCATAGCGGCAAAGTGTTGAAGCCCATTGCATGAACCATCAGCAGAAACAGGAAGGCTAGACTCAAAGTTCTCTGGGTCAGCCCGATACCCTGCCCACTCATGGCAGAAGGCGAGGAACTGGAACGGCTTGTCTGCTTCCTTTGCCCACCACAAGTTGTTCAATGGGTCAGCGGCACATGACAAGATTTGTTCTTCATTTTGTAAGACCCAATCAACACGGTCTTGCAATGACACCTTGTCAAACCCGAAGCAGTTAGCACCGTGAATTGCCAGATGACAGGCGGCTTCTTCGTCTAACTTCTTACCGTAAGAAAAGGTCAGTAATGCCTTGGCAAAGTCTGGCCCTTGTGGGTTGAGATAGTTAGGCACAGCATAAATACGACCACGGAAGTCCAACTGATAAACCATGTGAAACTTTGGTTCATCCTTAAACTTGTCAGCAATATGAAGTGTCTTAACAAACAGAAGCCTCTTACTATCCAAACGATTGTTCTCAGTGTGAGTAACAACTGCCTGTCTCTTCCAGTTTGTTCGTGCCTCTTTGTTGGTTGCAATGTCCAACGGCTTGGCAGGAATGGGATAATTCTCCGAAGGTGGTAGAGATGGCACCTCAATACCCGTGTCCCACACTTGCTTTAGAACATCGAGAACAAAGGTGTTTACCTTATAGCCTGTTCGTTGCATCGCATTGACTGCGCCATAAACAAGAGGCATCTCAAAGTGTTTCAACTCTGACAGATAGTTCTTGTTACCTGTCTTAACCAACGGAAACTTCCTAATGTGATGCGTGTGATAACCACCATCAGTTGGTGATGTCCAATCAACAGGAAGGTCAAGTGTTGGATAGAACTCAGGTGCCATGATTTCTCTGAAGGCATTGAGGTCTTTGATTGCTTCCATAGTAGTTTCGGAAGGCAACAAGAGCCTTTTCTTTTTACCTTTGGCAACCATCATACGATGAGACAAAAGTCCCGTATGTTGTATCGTAAGGTCAAGCATTGCGTTGCCAACAAGAACACGTTGGCTGTCTGTCCACGTTTGCCACTCAACACCACTACGTCTTGCGGCTTCATTTAACTTACGTCTTTTGTATTTGTAACTCGAAGAGCGTTTCTCCAAGTCCTTCATGACAGTCTTATACAACGCTTTGTTATTTTCTTCGAATGTTCGGTTACTCAACTCATCTTCGATTGCCATCCCCAAGGCCATAGAAGCACTCGTGTATGCCCGTTGGCGTGTAATTTGGTTCAAGGCTACCCGAAGAGTGATAGCGGCTACCACTGGGGGTTCTAAGGCCGAAACAAGAACAGCCGCTGTTGCCGCTTTTCCTGCCCTACCATTCATACAATCATCAACATACTTTTCAATGTGTTCTTCGAGGGTTGTGATGGTCGCCCGAAGTAGATGCTGACCATAGGCTGTCTCTGACTCCTGCCCTCGGTCTGCTTTCTTTGTGTTGTTGCGATGGTATCTCTCGATGCCCTGCTCTCGCATCTCTTTTTCCAGTTCGACCTGTCGGTCTGATGTGACAATGTTCATATAATGTTCGCACTCCATGGTGACATCCACTGGTGGATACAATCCACTAGTAGAATCTGGCATTTTTCTAGCCATTGTTAATATTTAATGAGATGTATGCAGGGGTGGAAACAAGACCAATCAGATTTTAAGTCTAGTAAATCGGATTGATTGGCCTGTTTCACAAGCCCTGCGTATGTCACAGTGTCACCACCGTGTCACACATATTGTCACGCTCTCAACGGGACAACATTGTTTGGCTCAAGAACCTTAGCAGCATCCATAAGATTGGTTGGTGCAAGGTGAGCATAGCGAAGTGTAACAGATAGGCTCTTGTGTCCCAACCATTCCTTCACGACCAACAAGGGAACCCCTCGCTGAACAAGACGAGATGCACAAGTATGTCTCAGTGTATGAGGAACAAACTGTGTGTCGTCTTCAAGACCCATGGTCACTTTAAGTCGAGACCATGATGCCCTCACCTGATGAGGTGTAAGGCGCATAAACTCACCACCCTTCTGGCGTCTGCGTTCTACGATATCACGAACACGAGATGTCATTGGGATAGTGCGAGGCACACCGTTCTTGGTTTGCCATACGGTTATATTGTCGTCATGAATGTCCCGTTCAGTCACACGCATGGCTTCACCCATACGCATACCTGTGTCCATTAGGAACATGAATAGGTCACGGGCATCCTTCATCATCCACAGCGTCAGGTAAGACCACATCTGCGTCTCTTCTGATTCAGTGATGTATCGGACACGACCAGTGCCTTCTTTGAACCACTCGAAGTGTGGCTTTCTGTCTAGCCACCCCCGTTGGTGTCCCAACTTAGCGGCCTTGGATAAACATGACAACTTACGGTTGATTGTTGCATTGCTACTGCCTTCACGTTTGAAGTGTGCAATCAACTCATCGAGTAGGTCTTCATTGAAGTCGGTCAATGGCCTACGCCCACCGATAACATGAATAATCTGTTCGATGTTTCTGCGTTGGGTCATACCCCAATCGCTATCCGACCAATATTTATCTGCTGTGCGATACAACAGGTCAGCGATGGTCATCACTGTGTCGGCCTTGGCATCATCAGGCTCAGGTAGTGGACGACCTTCATTGATGGCTGTCTCTACCTTCACCAACATTGCCTTGGCTTCGGCTTCTGTGGGGTAATTGTGTCGGAACTTGACGCCCTTCTTACGGACATCAACTTGCCAACTCCCCCCACGCTGTCTTACTGGCATGGGTTTCTCCTCAAATTGTGGTGCGGACACCGGGACTTGAACCCGGAAGCCTTCTCAGGCGAAGAATTTTAAGTCCTTTGTGTTTACCAATTTCACCATGTCCGCTTAGTCGAGGATATCTAATAGCGAGGTCGTAAATCGCTTGCCCTTGGTTGTCAACCTGACAAGTTTTCTACGTCTCTCCATCGGGTCTTCAAAAGCCTCGACAAGATTATGACCCTTCGTCCTGTGCCTAGTCCAGTCAGAGAGAGCCGCAACGTTGCGACTAACGCTTGACTGAGCCAGACCCAAGTCGTCTGCGATGTCCTGCATCTTAACAGGAACAGGACTATTTGCGATATACAGAAAGATAGCAACAGTCTGCGCTTGCATCTCTGCATCTAACTCACGGAACCTTTCGATTAACCTGAGTTGTTTTCTTAGTCGTTTTGACATGGTTGAGCGTATTTGCTTTCCCTGTGCAGTAATTTCTTGGGTGTCCTTATCACCCTTAGTTTCCATAGATGTGCGAACCATTCGCCCTTGACCTTCTGTAACCCATAAAGGGGTGTGTTACTTTGTGCATACTCGATGTATATAGCCCCCAATATAGGGATTTTTGCGTATTTGTAAAGCATACACTCCTCCCCTCTTATGTAGCAGTGGATAAGTAGGGTGATTTGCTGATTCCGTCAACCCACCAATCAGGGATTTTTGAATAAGCCCACTTAGCAAAGTGTGACTTCTCGCCAAGGTAGTAATCACGGTATGCTTGCACCGTGTTAGGTTGCTTGTATTCGTCAGGCATACACTGCGGAGGTGGTGTCATCCCCTGCTCTGCAAAAGAGATATTATCAGGACAACGAATGAGAACCGACAGATACTTTTCGTATGAGTGTGGCTTAACATACCGCTCACGCTTCTCGACACAGAGTGCCTCGAATAAGTCATAAGCCCAACAATAGTTTTCTGCTGATTCACGAACCCATACCGCAGATGGATGGTTTACATGAGTGGATGCAACAAGACCAACTTCATCAGCCCATTCGTTACCATCGAGAACCCTGTGTGCTGTAGACAACAACTGCACCGTCTCCATAATCATTTTAACAACGTGCTTGTCGCAGTGATAATGTGCGGCAGTGCGTGGGTCTTCATTAAGATAAAAGATATTCATGCCAGTCCCCCT